TATTTCCCGGCGCGCCGGGCCACGCACGTCGATCCAGTGATCGCGCTGCGGGCCGACTGAACAGCGGACGGCCGCTGGTGCAACTGCCAAACAGCGGCGTACACCAGCCGGTCAGGTCTTGTGACGAGACAGCTACGACGGAAGCCGAATCAGAAAAAAATAACGTAAGTCGATTCCCGTCATACGGTTCCGCTTCCCTGCCCAAAAACCGGGGAATCGACAACAAACCGCGGAATTGCGCGGCGGTGATACACAGCGCGTACACGCGCGGCGCGCGGGGCGGTGCCTTGTGAAGAACAAGCTCACCGACCTCAACGACCATCTCTTCGCGCAGCTCGAGCGGCTGTCGAACGAGAACCTGTCAGCCGAGGCGCTCGTTACGGAGGTCCAGCGCGCGACAGCCGTCGTGTCCGTGGCCGATACGATCGTCGCCAATGCCAAGGTCCAGCTCGAGGGTGCCAAGGTCCTCATCGAGTGGGGCGATCAAGCGAACGGCAAGCTGCCGATGCTCGGCAGCGGCCCGACGTTGGAGCGCGTTTCGTGAAGCCGCGCCGGATTCCCTATTCGGCTGCGGAGCTCGCGTTCATTCAGGTCCGAGCAGCTACGCACGCTGAAGCTGCTCGCCGCCGGGGGCCGTCTCCAGCCAACCCAGGGCGGCCTGCAGATCGTGGTAAACAAGGTCGTCACCGGGGTCGTTCGCCGATCGACCGTCGACACGATGGACCGCGCCGGCTGGATCGAATACAACGGCAACCGCGGCTCGTATGAGATCTCTCGCGCCGGGCGCGCTCACGTCGAGGTCAAGACGTTCGTGCGCGCGTTCTCGGAGGGCGCATAGATGCCCGCCGGCGAGAAGAACGGTCGTTGGAAAGGCGGTGAGTGGACCAACTCCCGCGGCTATGTGATGGTGCTCGTCGGCAAAGATCATCCGATGGCGTCGTGCCGCGCGTACGCGAAGCGCTGTCGCCTGGTCTGCTACGAGACCCACGGCATGCCGGAGCCCGGTCAGCACGCGCACCACATCAACGGCGATAAGTCCGACGACCGCGGCGAGAACCTCCGCTGGGAATGGCCGACGGAACACGGCCAGCTGCACCTGACGCCCGAACGCGCGCGCAAGATCGGCGCGAAAGGTGGGCGGGCGACTGCGCGCAAGCGCCGTCGTGAGGACGGAAAGAAGCGGCATCGCCGTCGTAGCAACGGAATCGCGGCCTAACCCCTTTCAAGGAACGCTCATGCCTCGATCAAATGAAACGCAGGCGGCGTCGTCAGACGCGCGGCGCTGGAAGGAGACGGCGGCACAAGTCACCTGTTTTCCGGACTGTATCAAGAACGGTTGCACTGCGAGTCGTTGCCGCCTCGACGACGACGAGAACGATCCGCTCGACTGGCGCGACGTCATCAACACTGACCTGTAATCACTCTATCAAGGAACGCTCATGGCACGCATGGACCTGAGTAGCATCGAGATCAACACGCCGAAGAATCCGCCGCGCATCGTCGTCTATGGCGATCACGGAATCGGCAAGACGACGTTCGCCACCTCGTCGCCGGCGCCGATCGTCATTCGCACCGAGAAAGGGCTCGCGGCCATCCGCGTCCCTGCGTTTCCGATCGCGGAGACGTTCGACGACGTGCTCGCCGCGATGGGCACACTCTACCAAGAGGACACCGGATTCCAGACCGCCATTGTCGACACGCTTGATTGGCTCGAGCCGCTCATCTGGTCGCACGCGTGTCGCATTCACAACAAGGCGAACATCGAGGACTTCGGCTACGGCAAGGGTTACAAGATCGTCGACGAATACTGGCGGTCCTTCCTCGACGGGCTCGACGCGCTCAACGAACAGAAGGGCATGACGATCATCTGTCTCGCGCACATGATGATCAAGAAGTTCAATGCGCCGGACACCGAGCCGTACGATCGCTATCAGATGAAGCTCCACGATCGCGCGATCGCCCTCGTGAGCGAATGGGCCGACGTCGTCGGGTTCGCGCACCAGGAGATCTACACCGTCACGCAGGACGCTGGACAGAAGAAGGTCACCCGCGGCACGGGCGGGCAGCGCCGACTGCTCTCGGTCGAAGAACGCGCGGCGTACGACGCAAAGAATCGCTACTCGCTGCCGGCGGATCTCGAATTCCCAAAGGTCGGCGCGTGGCAGATCTTCGCCGACGCCTGCGCGCCGGCGTACGCGCACGTCGAGATGCCGGCGCTCAACCTCGTGTCGAAGTTCACCGGCGAGATCGAGAGCGATGCCGATCGCCGCATGGGGGGCAAGGTCGAAGCGCTCTTCGGCAATGAGCTCCGCGAGATGGCCGACGATCGAGCAGCCGACGAAGGCGCGCGCCAGATCTCGCTCACAAACGCAATGGCCGACAGCCTGACCGATGAAGAAGTCCCGACCGGTGGACCGATCTAATCGGCCAAGGCAATAGTGGAAGCTGTTCGCGCGACAGCACATACACCGTTTTTCCACGTTCGAACCACCGCACTTTCAGAACGATTGTTCCCTTAGTTGTCTCATCACCATTAGAGGATTCACATCATGGCAAGCGATCTGAGTTTCGATGCAAGCAAAGTCGCACCGTCCACCGGCAAGCCGGATCCTGTTCCGAACGGCGAATACACGCTCGCGATCACCGAGAGCGACGTCACGCCGACGAAGGCCGGCACGGGCAAGATCCTGAATTTGACGATCTCCGTCCTCGCGCCTGAATCGTTCAAGGGCCGCAAGATCTTCACGAACCTCAACATCTCGAACCCGAGTGCCGAGGCGCAGCGCATCGCGCAGGCCGAACTCTCGGCGATCTGCCACGCCACGGGCGTGATGCAGCTCAAGAACTCGTCGCAGCTGCACAGCGTCCCCTTCAAAGGCCGCGTCGCCGTCAAGCAAGACGCGGAGTACGGCCCGAAGAACGTCATCACGAAGTACATGGCGATGGACGGCAGCACGGCGGCTGCTCCGCTGCCTGCAGCAGCTGCCGCGTCGACGTCCGCGGCGCCGGCGGCGAATGCTCCCGCCTGGGCGCAGAAGAAGACCGCGTGACACCGGTCCTGCGTCCGTATCAGCGCGGCGCTGTCGACGCCGTCTTTCAGTGGGTGTCGACGAACGACGGCCATCCGCTCGTGGTGATCCCCACGGGCGGTGGCAAGTCGTTGATCATCGGCACGCTCGTCGCCGAGATCCGCGAGAACGCACCGGCCGCGCGCGCGTTGATCCTGGCGCACCGCAAAGAGCTCATTCAACAGAACGTGAAGGCCGTTGCGTCGGTGATGCCCCTCGGCCAGATCGGCGTCTACTCCGCTGGGCTCAAGATGCGCGACGTCAGCGCGCCGATCATCGTCGCTGGCATTCAGTCGGTCGCGAAGAAAGCGGACGTCCTCGGCGCATTCGACGTCATCCTCATAGATGAAGCGCACCTGGTGCCGACCGAGGATGACACGATGTACCGCAAGTTCATTCAGATGGCGAAGCTGCAGAATCCGTCCGTGCGCTTCGTCGGACTCACCGCGACGCCGTACCGCCTCGGGCACGGTCTCTTGCACCGCGGCAAGGGCGCGCTGTTCACCGAGATCGCGTACGACGCGAAAGTCGGTGACCTGATCAAGGACGGCTACCTCTGTGGGTTGATCTCAAAGGCAACTTTGACTCAGCTCGACACGAATGGCGTTGCGACGCGCGGCGGAGAATTCGTGGCCGGGGAGCTCGAGCGCGCGGTCGACGTCGACGCAACGAACGCCGCCGCGGTCGACGAGATGATTCAGCTCTTCGCCGAGCGCAACAAGTGGTTGATCTTCTGTGCTGGCGTAAAGCACGCCGAGCACATCGCGGAGACGTTGCGCGCGCGCGGCATCTCCGCAGCCTCGGTGCATGGCGAGATGCCGGCGGAAGATCGCGCGCGTGCGCTCGACGACTTCAAGGTCGGTGCGCTGCGCGCCATCACGTCGATGGACGTGCTGACCACCGGCTACGACGAGCCCGCGATCGACGCGATCGCGTTGCTCCGGCCGACGAAGTCGACCGGGCTCTACGTCCAGATGGTCGGCCGCGGCTTTCGGCTGCATCCGAGCAAGAGCAACACCCTCGTGCTCGACTTCGCGGGCAACGTCGCGCGACACGGCCCCGTCGACGCGATCGAAGTAAAAGACAAGTCGACCGCCGGCGGCGAGGGCGCGGTGCCGACAAAGGTCTGCCCGAACTGCCAGTCGATTGAAGTCGCCGGCGTCCACGCGTGCACGGTGTGCGGATTTGAGTTTCCGAAACCTGAGAAGCCGCCGATCTCGCCGACGGCGAGCGACGCGCCCATCCTGTCGACGGAACCCAAGCCGATCACGTGGCACGAGATCACCGAGATCGAGTACCACTATCATCAGCCGCGCGAAGAGACGAAAGCCCCATCGCTGCTCGTCGAGTACTTCATGGGCTTTCGCGCCGTCGGGCGCGAATGGATCTGTCTCGAGCATGAGGGCTATGCCCGCGGTCGTGCGGAGTCTTGGTGGAAGCGTCGGTCGACCGACCCCGTGCCGGACACGATCAATCAAGCGCTGACGCTCACCGACGCACTACTCACGCCGACGAAGATCGCGACGATCCCCGACGGCCGGTGGACGCGCATCGTCGAGTACGACCTCCCGCCGCTCGAGGCGATTCCAACACTGCCGCACGCGTGCTGGAGCTGTCGGTGGTGGAGCGAGAAGAAAAAATGTTGCCGCAAGGCGGATGCGACGCCGCCGGAAGAAATCCAAAAAATCGGCTGTGAACTCTGGGAAGAAGCAGAAGCTCCCTTTTAGAGACTATGAAACGTTGCTTCAAGTGCAGACAGATCAAGAATCTGTCAGAGTTTTATAAACACCCGCGCATGGCCGATGGCCATCTGAATAAGTGCAAGGAATGCACAAAAGCGGATACGCGAGGGACCTATCACACCAACCGGAAGAATCCGGGCTGGTGCATCGTCGAGCGTGCTCGGTGCAGAAGAAAGGACAAGAAGCGCCATCGCAGCCGTACAACCGTCGCGCATCGCATCGCCAGCGAGACGCGACATCCCGACCACCGTCGCGCGAATCAGATGGTTCAGAACGCGGTGCGTGACGGACGACTATCAAAGCCTGATTGCTGCACGTCGTGCCTTCAACCGACGCCGCGCACGCAGCCGTGCGCTGGAGTGTTTCGATCAAGCGCGCGATCGCGGGCGCGCAGAATCGATGCCTTCCGGGGTTCACGACGAGCTGCGGGCCAAACTGGATTGGGCCGATGAGCATCCCAATCTGCTCGCGGTGAACGTCGACGTTACCCTGCTAAAGCGACTGCTCCGAGACTAATGGCGATGCTACTCCCTGCGTCTGTGCTCATGACCAAGTGCGCCTTCTGCGAAGAGCCGATTACGAGTCCAATTGGTACGGTCGAAATCTTCTCCCGTCTTCAGCAGACCGGACATCTCGAATATCCGCTGCATCGTCACGATCCGCGACCGCAACAGTTACAACTCAGCTTAGCGCATCCTGGCTGCGCACCGGCTGGTGGCTTCCGCATGGTGTTCAGTGCGTTTCTCTCTCGACAGGTCGGCCTGCGCACCGGGTGGACGGAGCACCTGGCGTGCTTGCCCTGGTGGCGCGAAAGCATCATTCCCGATTTAGAGATTGCTTACATGCAGATTGCGCGCCTTGTCGCGCTGCAGAACTAACGTGACCGTACTCGTCGCACACGCACCATCGCTCACGCAATTCGTGGATGCGCTCTTCCGCTACGCGGACGAGGGCACGTTTGTCTCGTGGCGCGCGTTCCGCGACGACACGAAAGCCGCCCCCCCGGTGTTTATCGCCTCGACGTCAGTTCCCGCCCTGGATGCCATCGCGGAGCTCGCGCGCACCGCGATGGAGGCTGCGACGGACGCGGCAACCCGGCCAGAACCATCGGTCTTCTGTCCCCCGATTGCCACCTTCAGCAATCCGCATCGCGCGCGGGAGATCGATCTCGCGAACGGGCTCGCGCTCAGCGTCGAGTGCGACAGCACGCCGGCGCACGCGCGGGAGACGCTCGAAGCGATCCTCGGCCCGGCGACGGTCGTCGTGTCATCGGGAGGCATCACCGCAGCCGGCGAGCCCAAGCTGCACTTGCATTGGCGGCTCGCGGAACCGACGAGCGCCACCGACGAGCATGCGCGCCTGAAGCGTGCCCGCATTCTCGCGACGGCGATCGTCGGCGGTGACGCGACCAATGTCCCCGCGGTGCATCCGATCCGTTGGCCCGGCAGCTGGCATCGGAAGGGCGAACCTCGGCTTGCGACGATCGTCGCACTCGACCTCGATCGTGAAATCATCCTGAGCGATGCGCTCGAGCAGCTCGAGCAGCTCGCGCCGTCAATCACACGCCCGACACAGACCGGCGTTGATGCCATGACCGGCGAAGTGGCGTCAGCCGATGCGTTGATGGGGCAAGTGCTCAGCGGCACCGCGATGCATGCGCCGCTCGTTGCGTTGGCCTATCGGTTGTTGAGCGACGGCATGACGGACGGAAGATGCGTTGTCTGGCTACGGGGGCTCATGAACAACGTTCCCGTTGCGCAGCGCGGCGGACACGAACGCTGGGAGGGCCACTACAACGACATTCCGCGCACGGTTCGCACCGCACGAGAAAAAGTCGATCTGCGGGAACCGGCGCCACAGATCGACATCAGCGGTTTTGTGCAGAGCATCACCGCGCCGAATATCATCGCGGTCCGAAAGCGAGACGTTGCGAAAGAAATCCCCGCACACCTGCTCGAGCCACCGGGCATTCTCGGCGCCGTGGCGAAGTATGGCGTCGAGAGCGCGGTGCGGCCGGTTCCGATCTTCGCAGTGCAGGCCGCGCTGGCGCTCGGCTCGATCGTCTGTGGCCGACGCTATATGAGTTCGCAGCGCAACTATTCCAGCCTCTATTTCCTCAACGTTGCGAAATCCGGCACCGGAAAAGAGGAGGCCAAGCGCACCGTGGAACGTATCCTCAGCGCCGCCGGGGCGCGCCGGCTGTTAGGACCGTCCAGCTACTCGAGCGGCAACGCCGTGTTTTCCGCGCTGCTCAAGAAGCCACAGCATATCGCGATCGTCGATGAGTTTGGAAAGTTCCTCGAGGCGGCGAGCTCCACGCGCGACACGTTCAAGCAGGACGCTCTCACGCAACTCATGGAGGCGTTTGGTCGCGTCGATCACGACATGACCACTCCCCAGTTCTCAACGATGACGCTCGGCGCATCGGCCGCGGCGAATCACGAGCCAAAGGTCATCGCGCGACCCGCAATCACGCTCCTGGCGATGACAACGCCGTCGACGTTCTACGCGACGATGCGAAGCACGCGGATCATGGACGGCTTTCTGAATCGCATCCTCGTCGTCGAGCATCAGGGCCCGCGGCTGCCAATGGCGGATTGGAAGGATGTACCGGTGCCCGATCGCGTAATCGAGTGGGTGAAACAGCTACTCGCGCCGCATGGCGATCTCGATGTCGGTGGTCAGACGGACACAATCGGAGCGCCACGCGTCGTCGAGTTCAGTCAGGCGGCGTTTTCCGCAACGAAAGCGTTTGAAACCGAGATGATCGCGCTCGCCGTCTCCCTCGAGCGTGAAGGGCTCGACGACATTGTCATTCGGTCCCGAGAGATCGCGATGCGTCTGGCGCTCATTCTCGCGATGGGAGATGCGCCGGACACGCCCATGATCACGCTCGACTGCGTCGAATGGGCTCAGGACTACGTTCGCTTCTTCCTTGATCAGACGATCGACGCGTTGCGGCAGCGCGTGAGCGACTCGGCAACAGAACGAATTCGCAACACAATCCTGACCGCGATCCGCGACGCTGGGGAGCGCGGCGTATCGAATAAGGAAATCCACCGCGGCAAGCTGTTCATCGGAATACCAAAGCGCGATCGAGCTGACGCGATCGAGTCGCTGATGGCAGCGGAGCTCGTGATGTGGTCGGACATTCAAACGGGTGGACGTCCGCGCAAGGCGCTCGTTGCGCTCGCGGAAAATGCTGGCGTGGACGAGTCCGACAGTGTAGTGTCGAAAGTGCTTGAGCTTGCAAGTTGATGCGATACAATGACTTACGGCACTTTAGACACGACGGGCAAGCGCGATAGTGCCTAAAGTGCCCGCTGTTGTAAGTCCATGTGAGTACTCGTGTTAGTGAACAGGCGAGAGCCTTTAGGCACTTTAGACACTTTGGACATAGGGGTATCCCTCTCCGCTGATTTCTCGGCGGAGAAAGGGGGTGGCATGTCTAAAGTGTCTAAAGTGCCTAAAGTATAGTTCTCTCTTTCTATCTCTTTGAATTTACAAGACTTACAGACAGACCACTTTAGACACACCATGACTTTCGCCACTGTCCAAACTCCGTCGAAACTACAGGCTGAAATGCGCCGCCTCCAGGCGCCACAGGGGCCATGGCGTGGCTCGTAGCCCTCGAGTTGCTGGTCATAGACGACCGGCAACGATCGCTTTCATCCAGCCGCCCGTGCGTGACCGGCGCGTGCGTTGCTTGGCCAGGGTCGATCATCGCATTGAGCGACGGCGGCTCAGGGAGCACGAGCACGAGGCCATTTCAGGCTTGCCAACAGCTCGACCGGGTCGCGCGCATTGAACTGTGGACGTCCTGGTGCGACTGCGCTACGTCGCCGGCGACTCACCGCGAGAGTTACTCAGCGTGTCAATTCCGACGCAGTCGATCGAACGCGGCAACCGTCGCGTGACTCTCACCATCACTCACGCGTGTGCCCTATGAAGCTCCTGGCCCTATTGCTGACGCTTTCGCTGACCGCGTGCGCGAGCGACTCCACTGCGCCTACCTGCCAGCAGCCGCCGAAGGATCATAGGCTGATCATCACGCAATACGACGCCGCCGGCCATGTGACAAAAGCGGACACTGTCTACTTCTCGACCGCCGACTCGACATGCGCGCACCAATAGTCGTTCCTGCCCAACATCCGCGCCCGCTCGTAATCGCGGTCACGCCGACGCAACTCCCCATCCTGCGCGTGCACACGATTGTCGATTGCCTCTGTGGTGCGTGCGGCGTCTTCGTGGGACAGATCAGCATCTACCCTCGCGGACAGATCGGCTTGGCGGCGCTATGCACGGTCTGTCAACAGAACGCACTCTATGCGCTTTCTTCCTGACCAATCCTGACTTCCATGTCCTTCCCCGCCTACGACCAACTCCCAAACGAGATCGGCCGCGGCTTCGCCACGTGGCGCGTCTACATGCACCTCATGAAACGGCTCGACTTCCTCGCGCCGAAAGAGGTCAAGGTGTGGGCCCTTGCCGAGGACCTTCAAATGAGCCGGCGGAAGGTGCGCTCTGCACTCGATTGGCTCGTTGATCGCGGCTACCTGATCGCCCACGATCGTGGCACGCGTGGCGTTCGCGCCGTGCGACTTGCGTACAACGTTCAGAAGCCCGAACGACCGGCAGCGTAGCGGTTTACGGTCACCAAAGTGACCGCATTGCTCGACGCCACTCCCGCGTTCGTTCGTATCCTGAGCATGAGCCATCATGCCCACAGGTGCCGAACGTCCTCTCTCGCCGAAGGCGTCGCGATTCGTTGACGAGTATCTCGTTGACTTAAACGCGGCCGCGGCTGCATTGCGCGCCGGCTACTCCGCGCGCACCGCGAAGCAGATGGGCTACGAGCTCCTCCAGGACGACCGCGTTCAACGCGCGATCGCCGTTGCGAGAAAGTCGCGCGTTGAACGCGTCAAGGTCGATCAGGACTACGTCGTCACCAACTGCGTCGAGGTTGTCGAGCGCTGCATGCAACGGGCGCCGGTGATGGTTCGTGAAGGGCGCAAGATGGTGCAGCTGGTCGACGACGAAGACCGGGACGTGTGGCAGTTCGATTCGGTCGGCGTCATGAAAGCGCTCGCGTTGCTCGCCAAGCACACTGGCGGATTCGTTGATCGTACGGAGCTCACGGGCAAGGACAGCGGTCCCGTCGAGCTCAAGATCGTTCACGAAGTCATCGATCCTGTGAATGCCGCAGGTTGAGCTGCGCCGCCGCATCCCGCGCTGGGCGACGAAGTTCCAACGCCCCGCGCGCTACAAGGGGGCGAGCGGGGGGCGCGCGTCAGGTAAATCGCATTTCTTCGCCGAGGAAGCGGTCGAGGCGATGGTGCGTGACCCGAACCTGCGCTTCGTTTGCATTCGCGAAGTGCAGCGATCGCTCACGTTCTCCGCGAAGTCGCTGATCGAGTCGAAGATCAAGCTGCTCGGCGTCAGCGAACTCTTCGAAGTCCTGCAAACGCAGATCCGTCGTATCGGCGGCACCGGCGTGATGATCTTCGAGGGGTTGCAGGATCACACGGCCGACTCGATCAAGTCGCTTGAGGGGTTCGGTCGCGCATGGGTCGAGGAAGCACAGTCGATTTCGCAACGCTCGCTCGATCTCCTGATCCCGACGATCCGCGCAGACAACTCCGAGATCTGGTTCAGTTGGAACCCGGATCAGCAGACCGATCCCGTCGACGCGTTCTTCGCGCGGAAGCCAACCGGCAGCGTGCGCGAGCATGTCACCTACCTCGACAATCCGTTCTGTCCGAAGGTGATGCTTGACGAGGCCGCGCGGGTGAAGGCCGAGGACGAAGACGCCTATGAGCACATTTGGAAGGGCGGCTACTTCCTCGGGGGCAACGGTCGCGTCTACTCGAGCTTCATCAACAAGCCCTACCCGATCGGCAATATCGACGAGTCGATCGAGGACCTGGGCGGCGTGCTCCTGGTCGGCATGGACTTCAACGTCAACCCGATGAGTGCCGTGCTCGCGACGCGCGCCGCTGACGAGTGTCTCGTGCACGATGCGATCGCGATCATGACGAGCAACACCGACGAGATGGCCGCGGAGATTCGTCGACGCTTCCCGCTGCCGCGGCATATTGTCGTGTGCCCTGATCCGTCGGGCAAGCAACGTCGCTCAAGCGCGCCTGTCGGTCAAACGGACTTCACGATTCTCGAAAGCTATGGCTTCGAAGTCCGTGCGCCGGCCGCGGCGCCGCTCGTCGTCGATCGCATCAACAACGCGCAACGCATGTTCGCGTTCGAAGGTCGGCGACGTACGCGCGTCCATTCTCGAGCGACGGCGCTGATCACGGCACGTGCGAACCTCGTCTACAAAGAGGGCACGAGTCAGCCTGACAAGAAGTCCGGTTTCGATCACATGTGCGACGCGCACGACTATCTGCTCTGGCAGGAATTCAACGTCCTCGAGCAGCAGCCGCTCGTCACGATCGGCTCCTACGACCCCTACTGAGCAGACCCATGACGCTGAAGCTTTCTGATCGCCCGTCGACGCCGTGCGCTGCCTACATCCAGGCGGCGCCTGATCTCCTGCTCATCCGCGATGAGCTGAGCGGCACGCGCCGCATGCACGAGCAATTCAAGCTGTATATCCCGAAGTACAAGGCGGAGAAGCCGGAGAACTATAAGCGGCGCGCGACGTCGGCGAAGTTCTACGGCGGACTCTCGCGCACGCTCTCCGCGGCGAACGGCATGTTGTTCGCGAAGCCGCCTGAGAAATCGAAAGACGGATGGACGCCGGAGATCGATGACCAATGGGAGAACCTCGATGGCCGAGGCACCGGCGGCTTCGTCTTCGTCAAGCGTCGCAGCGAAGACGCGATCGCAGACGGTCTCACCGTCATTCTCGTCGACCATCCGCAACCGCCGAAGGATACTGTCGTGCACGCGGGCAACGAGAAGGCGTTGAACCTGCGCCCGTTCTGGTCGAGCTATGCGCGCGCCGATGTGCTTTCGTGGCGCACAGCGACGGTCAACAACGTTGAAACCCTGTCGCAGGTCGTATTGCGCGAGTCGGCGTACGTCGACGATGGCGCGTTCGGCGTGCTCGCACGGACACGTTACCGTGTGTGTCGTCTCGTCGGTGGCGTTGCCACGTGGCAACTGCTCGAGGAGACGAAGAACGCTGCGGGTGTGGTGGAAGCAATCATCTCAGCCGGCACCGGTACGTTTACCGATCGCGCCGGCGCAGCCTTCGACGTGCTCCCGCTCGCGATCGTCTATGCGGGTCGCACCGATGCAACGCTCACCGCCGCACCGCCGCTCCTCGACGTTGCGTGGGCGAATCTTGAGCATTGGCGCGTCGCAACGAACTTGCGTTTCTACGAAGATCAGTGCTGCTTCCCGCAGCCAGTCATCACCGGAAGCCTTGCAGCGAGCGGTGCGACGGCCGACGGCAAGCCAATCCCGGGCCAGTTCGCGATGGGCCCGACGGTCCTCGTGCATCTCACCGCCGGATCGACGTACGACATGAATGAGCTCACGGGCTCGTCGCTCGCCGAGCTGCGCGTCTCGCTGCAGGAAAAGAAGGACGAGATCTCCGAGCTGGGCATGAGCTTCCTATCGAAGCGCAGCCGCGGCGTTGAAACGGCAGAGTCCAAGCGACTCGACTCGACCGCGGAGAACTCGACGCTGGCGACGTCCGGCCAGGGAGTCGAGGACGGCATCAACCAGGCGCTCATCTTTCATGCGCGCTACCTCGGCGTCGATGCCGACCACGCGCCGTCGATCACGATCAATCGCGACTTTGAGCTGATGAAGCTGGACGCGGCGACGATGGCCGTATACGTCCAGGCCGTCGCACAGGCCGGCATGCCGCCGCGCATCCTCCTCCAGGCGTGGCAAGAAGGCGGTCGCATCGCCGCCGACGTCGACCTCGAAGAGCTCGAAGCGGAGCTCATGGCGAACAAGGCCGCGGCCGACGCCCAACGCCAGGCCGAGCTCGACGCCGCGAAGACGCAGACGGATCCGCTCCAGCAGGCCGCGTGACGCCGGCGGAGCTCGAGTTCTGGCGACGACTGCAGCGTCGAGCCGCTGCGCTGCAGTCCGATCTCAATCGGGCCATCCTTCGCGCGTTCCAGAACCTGCGAGACGGCCTCTCGGAACGTCAAATGGCGCATCTCATCGCGACCGGCCAAATCGACGAACTGGTGAATGATGTGTTTGGCCAAGTCGCGCAGAACGCCGCGTTCACGCCAATGCGGAGCGCCATGCAGACGGGCGTTACGAAACAAGTCCAATTGGCCGCGGCGGAGATCCCGGGTGCACGGGTCAACGGTCGCGTGCTCGTCTCATTCGACTACCTCAATCCGCGCGTGATCGACGCAGTGCGTACGCTTGATTCGAAGATCATCACCACGCTGCAGGCCGATACGCGAGAGACAGTGCGCGCGTTCGCCGAGAATGGCCTGCGCGATGGCAAGTCGGCGGTCACTGTTGCGCGACAGATTCGCGACGTCGTCGGCCTCTCGCCGACACAAGAGTCATATGTGCGCAACCTGCGTACAGAACTTGAGGCGGGCCAGTACGGCACCGCGGCGCAGCGCGTGCTGCTCGATCAGCGCTACAACCTGAGCAAGATCGATGGGCTCTCGACGTCCGATCGCGCGAAGCGCATCGACACCATCGTCGGCGCGTATCGCAAGAGTTACATCGCGTTCAATGCGGAGTCGAACGCGCGCACCGCGGCGCTCGACTCGACGAAGCTCGGCCAGCGTCTCTCGTGGCAGGACGCGATCGACAAAGGCATCGTCGACGGCGACCGTCTTCAGAAGACATGGCGCGGCGTGAAGGACAATCGCGAACGTCCCGAGCACTACGCGATGGAAGGCGAGACGGTCGGTTTCGACGAAGCGTTCTCGAATGGCGAAATGACGCCAGGCGACTCAACCTACAACTGTCGGTGCGTCCCGATCATGAGTGTCGGTGGTTGAGTGGTCCGAAAGTGACCCTATCCGTCATTCCCCTTCCCAGGCCGTCGCGTAGTCTTGATCCCAGAGCCTCAACGCACTCAATCCCGACTTGTCTATGATGCGCGCCAAACTGCAGGTCCGATCCGTCGAGAAGCACGCGACGTGTGAAGTGCTGAAGATGTCGCCGGTCTGTAGCTCGGGCTTCGGTCCGAACGGTGAGAGTGAAGACAACACGTACGCGCGCTACACCGGGAAGTTCAACCCCGGCGACGCGTACTACGTCAACTTCACGAAGGCTGAGTAGTCGCGATGCCGTTTCTCACGTTCAAGACCAAAGGCGAGATCCCGAAAGGCTTCGAAGACGTCTACGAGGAGAAAGACGGCGCGTTTGTGCCGGTTCTCCCCGACGTCGCGAAGGTTGAGGAAACGCTCACCAAGGTTCGCGGCGAGAAGAAGGACGCCGATCGCCTCGCGAAGGAAGCGGGCGACAAGGTCACCGATCTGCAGCGTCAGCTCGACGTCGCGAAGGTGGCCGGCGGTGATGTGGAAAAGAAGACGGCCGAGCTCCTCGA